ATAATTGTCCTTGTTTTATTTTCTTTTTAGGTTGTTTTATATTATTACTATAAATAACATTTGTTATGTTATTTTTTTTTATAGTACGAATATAACCAGCCATATGTTTGTGTTGGGCCTCATCCAAATTATCTAATTTATTAAATAATTTTTTAGATGTTGCCTTAGCTGAATGTACTTTTTTTAAAATTACTTTTTCAGTAGGTTTTTTTGCTATTGACTTTTTTGCAGCTTTCTTTTTAACTATTTTCTTTTTACCTACTAAGCTTTTACTTTTATTTTTTGCTGCATATATTGCAGAAGCTTGTTTGACGTAATCAGTCCACTTATGAAAACGTTTAGGAAATTTTGTCCTTAAACTTTTTGCTTCTTTAATTATTGATTGTAAAGCAGTCATATTTTTATTTCTTTTTAAAAATCAAAAAAGCTATTAAACCAGCAACAGCAACCCCACCAATTATTAAAGTGGTCGAAATTCCTCCACCCGTTGCGCCTGGTTGTCCTGGTTGTCCTGGTTGTCCTGGTTGTCCTGGTGTTGTTGAACCGCCCCCAAATAAATTTTTAATTAAACTTGTACCTGTTGAAATTTTGGCTGAATCTGGCAATAATCCAGCTTTTACGGCTGTATTAATAATAGGTATTATTTCAGGTCGTTTCGTTCTATTATATACATCCACAAGCATTTCAATACGGCGTTTTGGTTTTGACTTAGTAGCAGTATCAGACCATATTCGAGAAAAATCAAACTGATTAATTGAAAGCCCCTTATTAAACCAAGTTATTGCTTGTTCAATTACTAAATCATCTTTACCCTGTATATAATGTAAATCATAATAATAATAATCCGAATGACCTTTAAGCAGGCCAGACAATAAGCCTGAAACTCCGCCAGATACATCACCAGTCGCAATTTTTAAAACGTCATCAAAAACTCCGTTCATTTGTTGTTGTTCAGTAGTGTTAATTCCACTTAGTGCCATTAGTGCCATATTTTTTATGTTTTTATCTTTATAATAATTGGGTTGTTTTTTTTCGTTAAAATAACTTAAAACAGCATCACACCATATTTCGTTATTTGTGCCAGGATTAATAACAACAAAAACGTGTTCTGGTACCTTTGAGCCATCATAACTTGCAAATCTGTAACAAAGTTCAAAGTTTTTTCCTGTATTTCTTCTCCAGGCATCTAATATACCCCCAAAAAATAAACTTAGATTTTTACAGTCTGATCCAGTTTTTGCAGTTGCTAAAATTGCTGAAGGTGTTTTAACAGTCTGTAAGTTTTCTGGCTCAATTACATATTTAATATTATTTTTTAAATAATTAAATATTTTTTTGGCTGTATCTGTATAATTTCCTTGATCAAAAAAATAATATAATTTATCATAATCATTTGCACTTTTATTGTGCTGTTTTAAAATTGCATTAATAATGTCATTTGTACTTTGATTATAAGTAATTATTTTTTGATTATTATTAAAACTATCCAAATGACTTAATAAATTCATTAAGGTAATTTAACAGTATAAGTAAACGGAATAAAAATAAAATCTATCATTAAATTTCCTTTTATAACTAAATTTTGATTTTTAAATTTATTTTGAATTAAAATAATAGCAGCATTTTTTAAATTCAATTTAACATCAAAATTTATTATTGTTTTTTGATTTGATAAAATCTTTTGGTTAATATCCTGGTAAACATTTCCAACTATATTATTTTGCAAAAGTATTTCGCCTGTAATTTTTTGTAAATCTGTTGTAGTGTTGGTTGGATTTTCTACCTCCAATTTGACATTTATAATTGGCTCTAAAAATGTACCTCCGTTAAATCCAAAATCTTTTAAATTAATATTTACTTTTTTTGCAAAAATATATTTTTTGTATCCAATATAACCCAAAGCGAGTAATCCGATTAAAAAAATTTTATTCATCAAAAAAAAATTTAAAAAATTGAAAAAATGAAAAAAGGTTGATGCAATTTACAAAAAAATTTTAACAAGCCAAATTTATTTTTTTTTTTACGGCAAGCTGTGGAACGGGCGAAGGGTAACGGGCCCCCCTTTAGGGGGGGGCCCGTTCCGCCCGTTCCGTTGCCGTTCGGTAGGAAAACATACCCCTAAAAATAGACAAAAAAGGGTATAAAAAAACCCTAAAAACTAGGGTTGTATTAATAAATATTTAAATATTTAACTTTAACCGTTTTCACCTTTATAAAAACACCTTATAACAAAAATTTTTTGTTGCCGTATCATAAAAGTTTATTTGCTTTGCTTTTTTGCTTAAAGCAAAGGTAGTAAAGGATTCCAGCGATGTTTTATTATTTTTAATATTTCGATATTTGTAAGCTTTTTTTTGATCATCAAAAAAAATTGCGGTAAAATATTTGCCTGGTAACATATTTTTTATTAATTTGTGTATGAAAAAGGTTAAAAAATAAGAAAAGCCCTAAAATTAAATCGATAGTTTAGGGCTTTTTTTATGTGTTTTTCAATGTCTTTATGTTTTTTTTTATACTGTTTATTATTGTTAATAAACGTAATCTTATTCTTTCCTTTCTTTCTTTTTTAGTTTCTTTTTTAAATTTTTTGCTTGTAAATAATACTTCATTAAATAAAGCAAAATCATCATTTTTTTTTTTTGAAAATTTGTCATAATTTTAAAATTGTTTACGATAATCTGTGTATTCGTTGTGTGAATTTTTAATTATATAATTTTTTTCCTTAAAAAATTTTATATAACTTTTACTAAAATTAATACCTCTTTTTTCTATTTTTGAAATTTCAACTATTAAATTTTCATAGGTAAAATATTTTTCTTTTTCAAAAATAATATTTAAAATATTGTTGTGTTCCTGGTCTGAATAATTACTAAAATGCTTTATTTTATTGCTATCCTGGACAGTTGAATTAACTTGTAAAAATTTGTTTTCGTCTATTGAGTATTTAATTTCAATAGGTACAAAACCTCCAGAACTTCGTAAAAATTTAGGGGACAATGTAAAACTTCCACTTTCCTCTTTTTTAACTTCCAATGTACTTTGGGCCCATCTATCCGTATTAGATCCTAAATGTCCAAGCGTTTTGCCTTCATTTTTTCCTGTGTGCAAAATCCCTATTAAAAGTAAATTGTAGATAGTTGTAATTTTTTTTAAAAAATTTACAACTCGTTTACATTCGACCTCATCATTGAAATTATTAACAATGTCTAAAAGCCCATCTAATATTATAATACTACATTCTGGCGTATTATTAAGATAAGCTTCTATCATTAAAATGATAGTTTCGGCGTTTTCCTTTCTTAAGCAAAAACTATCAAAAAACAAAGGTAATTCAGCTATATTAGATACGTTTTTAATTCTATTCATATGCTTATAATAGTCATATTCTGAGCTTTCCGTATCAATGTACAGGATTTTATTTCGACCAGGTAACGTTTGCAATTTCATTCCAAAAATATCATACGTATTAAATGCGCTAGAAACTATTGAAGTAGTGAAAGTACTTTTACCCGACTTTGGTAATCCATTAAGGGTGGCGGCTTACTAATTAAGTAAGCCACCACCCCCGCTTATAATAATATAATTTTGTATTGAACCAATATTTTGCCCCTGGATGGATAGTAAAATTTGTTCCTTTGGTGGCTCATATCCTCGCTTATATGCGTTTTTTTGTAGTTCAAGATATATAGGGTTATCTATCATTTAAAAGTTTATTATACTGTCCATAAATAGGGCAATAATGATCAATATAATTACTGTGATAGTATCTTGTTTGTTTGTAGATGATTTCATAAATTTTAGTTTTATTTTATTAGATATTCAATCCAGGCTTTTGCAGCTTTTAGGGTTTTATATTCCCTCTCAAAAATTGAAATTTTGTAAACTTTGCGTTTTGGGTAAAATACAATTGTGTACCCTTTGTAAGCGTAATAATCCATTTTTTTAAATTTAAAGGTGAAAAAAAATACCCTATAAAATAGGGCATTCAGTTAATTTAACGTCTAAAATATTGCATTCAGCAGTTTGCAAAAAACTAATAATATTAGTAGTTTCAACAAATGCAGCAGTAAAAAATTTGGAATTTAATTCTATTGTATATACATACAATATTCGGTTTTCATCGTTTCCATAAAAGAAACGGAATGTTGCTTTGATCATTTTAGTTTGTTTTAGAAGTTTAAGATTAACAAAGATTACATAAAATAAATTATAAAAACTAATTTATTTTTAATTTTAACAAAAAAAAATCGAAGTGTAGAAACACCCCGATTAAATCATCTATATCCTCAAAACTAAAACTATGTCAAAAATAACTTTTTTTCGGCAATACGCCTATTTATTAACCCCTGTACCTTAACGCCGTTATCATATACCCAACGATCAAATTCATTAGCCACAGTTTGTTTATCTGCGCCAGAATTTAATAGTTTTAGCATTGTGCTTCTAGTAAATGCACCTATACCAATATTATAAACTAAGCTTATTAAACTATTTAATTGATTACTATTTAAATATGGCTTAACTAATTTTTTTATATCAGCAGCATTTTTAGACGTTTCCATTTCGAGCCATTTTTGGGCTTGTTTTTGGGTAATAACATCACCAGGTAATACTTTCCTTTGTTTGTCAAAATCATATGTAGATCCCCAACCTATTGTGTATACACCCCCACTATCCTGGTAAGCTTTAAGATATAACCCCCCTTCCTTAATTTTAATGAATTTAAGTGCAGTTGCATATAATCCCCCAGCTTTGCTTATTAATGTTGCGCCCAAAATACCTAGTATTATTAATATAATTGAATTACTACTTTGCTTTTTCATTTAAAGTTATATTATGATCCTTTGCGGCCCATCCAAGCAATAACAAACCTAAAGCCCTAATTAATTGCTGGATACCACTAGAAACGGGTATAATTTCAGCCGATGCAGCCAAAACACCTCCAACAGTTGTTTTCCAATTTTTCATAAAATTATTGTTTAGTTAAAAAATCCAATTTAGTTTCTATCCTAGCTAATTTATCAATTATTTCAAATTTATCGTTTTTTACCTCTTTTAGATCTGTTTCTATTTCCGCCAATTTCTTTTTAGTACTCCCGTACCAGGCACCAACAAAAAGCACAAAACTACTAAGACTAATAATATAAAAGACATTTTCAATATTTATTTGCATAATTAAATTAATGTTACGCCTAATTGAGAAGCTGACCAATCATAAATAAATTGATTACCGTTATTACTTGTGTTATAACTTTGGTAATCTGGGCCGTACAAATTTAAATTACCACTTTGTAACGTTGCATTTTCTGCGGTTAACAATTGGTAATATATTGTAACGCTAGAACTAAAATTATCACTACCTATACAATTTAAATAAATTGCAATTCCTAAATTTAACGGAAATACTACGGGTTGAATTTCTTTCATATTTTTTAATTTATAATTAACCAACCTACTAATGGCGTATCAGTTAAAACAGTTGACAATATTGTAAATGAAGTTCCAGCACTTCTAGCACTAATTTTTAAACTTCCTGTAATAGTACCAGATTGAGCAGTAATTAATATAATACTATTTGCAGTTACCGCCGTTGTACTAACTACAATAGTACCAGCTATTA